AAAGCAGGGCCAACAAAGATATCTTTATCAGATCCAACAAAACCTTATAAAAATGTTAGTAGTGATAAATTCAAATATCCATCAGACCACCCATTAAAAGGAAAAGAAATAAAAAGTGATTACCACAGTAATGCTGGTATGAATCCTGAAAAAGGAACTAAAAATATTCCAGCAGGTGATCCACGCTTGTATTTTGATGCATATGCGATTAAAGTGGTTCCACTAATGAGAAATACACAAAAAACGTATAAGTCCAAAGGAGGACTTGTGGTGGATATGTTTAAACCAATAAGGTACAATTAATCATGGCAGTAGAAAAAGTAACATCTGAAGTAGAAGAAGATATTACGGAACAACCAGATGGTCTTCCAGTAGACGTAGAGATTGAAGGCGAACAAGAGATAGAGGAAGAAAGACCTCAAGACGATTTCAATGCAAACTTAGCCGAGGACATGGATGAGAGAACCCTCAAAGACATGGCCATGGAACTTATTGACGAATACAAAAAAGATAAAACTTCAAGAAAAGAATGGGAAGACGCTTACATAAAAGGTTTAGATTTATTAGGAACTAAATACCAAGAAGTAACAAAACCATTTAAAGGAGCTTCCGGTGTCACACATCCTTTGTTAGCTGAATCAGTTACACAGTTCCAAGCACAAGCTTATAAAGAATTAGTACCATCTGATGGACCTGTAAGAACACAGGTAATTGGACTACAAACACCGGCCACCGAACAACAATCAGACAGAGTTAAAGATTATATGAATTACCTGTTGATGGAGGAGATGGAAGATTACACAACTGATATGGATCAGATGTTATTTTACCTACCGCTATCTGGATCTACATTTAAAAAAATTTATTATGATGCACTGCTAGACAGACCTGTATCTAAATTCATACCAGCAGAAGATTTGGTTGTTCCTTACTATGCGTCAGACTTAAAAGATTGTGAAAGAATCACACACGTCTTAAAAATGACACCTAATGAAGTTACTAAAAAAATGGCTGCGGGAGCATACAGAGATATAGATTTAATTGACAGTAGTTCAGAACCCGATTCAGTACAAAAAAAACTAAACGAACTTGAAGGTGTAAAAGCAAACAGTTCTGATTATTTAAACACAGTTTTAGAAATGCACGTTGATCTAAATCTTGATGACTTTGAAGATTTTGATGACAAGGCTAAAAAAATTAAAATCCCATACATTGTAACTATCGATGAAGGTAGTGGAGAAGTTTTATCTATTTACAGAAATTACAAACCTGATGATATTACATTTGCTAGAACAGAATATTTTGTTCATTTTAAATTTTTACCGGGATTAGGTTTTTATGGTTTTGGTTTAACACATATGATTGGTGGTTTATCACAAGCTGCAACACAATCATTAAGACAATTAATTGATGCGGGTACTTTAAAAAACTTACCTGCAGGATTTAAGTCCAGAGGTATTAGAGTAAGAGATGATGATCAACCTATTCAACCAGGAGAGTTTAGAGATGTAGATGCACCTGGAGGAAATATTAGAGATCAATTCTTTAACTTACCTTTTACAGAACCCTCTCCAACTTTATATAATTTAATGGGTTTCGTTGTACAAGCAGGACAGAAATTTGCTGCTATAACAGATTCAGGTGTAGGTAACGATACACAAAATAGAGCAGTTGGAACTACAATGGCTTTAATGGAGAGAGGATCACGTGTAATGAGTGGTGTTCACAAACGTTGTTACTACGCTATGCGATTAGAGTTTAAAATCTTAGCTAGAATTTGTGGTGAATCACTACCACCAGAGTATCCATATGATGTTTACGGTGGCCCTAGAACAATTAAGGCTCAAGATTTTGACAAAAGAATAGATATTTTGCCTGTTGCGGATCCTAACATTATGTCTATGGCTCAAAGAGTAACGTTAGCTCAAGCACAATTACAAATTGCTCAATCAAATCCACAGATGCATAACTTACATGAAGCATACAGACGTGTTTACGAAGCACTTGGAACTAAAACTATAGATCAAATTCTAAAGCCACCTCCGAAACAACCAGAACCTTTGGATCCGGCTAAAGAAAATGCACGTGCTTTACAGATGAAACTTCTTACAGTGTTTGAATTCCAAGATCATGACGCTCATTTGTCTGCTCATATGGCATTTATGCAAACTAGAATGGTTCAGATTAATCCACAAGTGTATTCTTTACTGCAATCACACATCTCTGATCACATTTCATTTAAAGCTAAAGCAGAAGCTAAAGAATTACTTATGCAAAATCCACAAATGACACAGATGGCGCAAGAAGATCCTCAACAGTTTGAAATTATGTTTGAAGCAGAAGTTGCAAAAGCTGCTGCAAGGATAACTCAAGAATTAGTTAAATCAGAAATGGCTAATCAGAATAAAGAAGATCCTTTAATTAAAATTAAGCAACAAGAAATTGATTTGAGAGCTATGGATCTCCAAAGAAAAGCAGAAGAAACTAAATTTAGAGCAGAGCAGGAAAACCAAAGAGCATCTGACAGGTTAGTGTTTGATTATGATAGACTTGAGCAACAAGATGACCAATCTGACGACAGATTACAAGTTGCAAGAGAAAAAATGAACAAAAAATGAGAAAAGGATTAAGTGGAGGAGTACCTTCGGGGCCGCCACCTAAAAAAGGGCCAAACCCACAAGGACTAACACGAAAGAAGTTTAAGAGTGTCAAACAATACACTAAAAAACTCATACGAAAGTCTTCCAACACAGTCTAAAATAATTTTCCTGTCTGGAGTATTTGATGGAGAAGGTAGTTTTGGCATTTGGTCGAAAGGTGTTGGTAGAAAAAAAGAATTTGCCTGCACAATAGAAATGACAGACCAAGATACACTACAAAAATTTGTAGATATGTTTGGAGGTCAGATGTTTCCTTGTAAAATAAGAAAACCACACCATACTCCTACCTGGAGATGGAGACAGAATGGCTACAGGGCTTACTTGATAGTAGATAAAATGATAGACTTCATGAGTATTAGAAGACAGGAGAAATATTATGTGGTTAAGCGCGATAAAATTAGCGGCACAAGCAGGTACGCACATCTTCAAGAAGCGTCAAGAGACAAAGATGCTGATGGCGGATGCACAAATGATGCACGCAAGAAAAATGGCTCAAGGTGAGGAAGCTTACCAAGGTAAACTCCTAGAATCTAGAGATTCAGATTGGAAAGACGAGGCAGTTTTGATAATTTTGTCAGCGCCTATAGCCGTCTTGAGTTGGGCTGTTATAAGCGATGATCCAACAGCAATGGATAAGGTAAAATTGTTCTTTGATATGTTCTCTCAACTCCCTTCATGGTTTACAAATCTTTGGATTCTTGTCGTGGCTAGTATATATGGTATAAAGGGAACTCAAATCTTTAGGGGCGGAATGAATAAGGATAAAAAATGAATTTAACAAGGGATTTAGAAAAACAAATTAAAGATAAAAGAATAAAAGACTCATCTATAGCTCAGTTACGTAAAAGAAGTAAAGATTCAGTGGCTAGACCTAGAGCAGAAAAAAATATATTATCAAGTAACCCAAAAATGCAAAGGATTTAATATGCCAGGAATAGAAAAAAAAGGAAGAAGTAAAATAGCTAGTTACAAAACAGGAAGTGGTCCTTGTTGGAAAAATTATAAAATGGTTGGAATGAAATCTAAAGGTGGAAGAAAAGTTCCTAACTGTGTTCCTAAAAAAGCAAGTACAGGAATGATGGTGAGAGGTGGTGGAGCAGCTATTAGAGGATTAAAATTTCAAGGAGTAAAATAATGGGTAAATTTGATGTTGCTCCTTACATTATTAAACAATCTTCACAAGATGGTAATACAAAAATAGATGATAAAGGAATTGGTTTAGATATTTATTCAAAATATGGTAATTTTGGTGTAAGTAAAAATAAAAATACTCAAACACAAGGTAGTAATAAATTAAAAACTAAATCAAAAAATATAACTTATGGTAAAAATATTAAAGTGGGTAAATCAACTAATATAACCATAGAAGGTAATTATGGAAAATCAAAAAACAAATTTTCCGATAGAACTACTAAAGGCGGTAAAATAACACTTACAAAAAATTTTTCAAAAGGCTCAGAAATAAAAATTAATAAAGTTGTTAAGGGTTTAAAAAAAGCATCTAAACTTCATGCGGGTCAAGCAAAAACTTTAAATACAATAAAATTCTCAAGAGGTGGTGGAGCAGCTATCAGAGGATTAAAATTTCAAGGAGTAAAATAATGTGGAAATGGATAAAAAATATATTTAAACCAAAAAGACAGTATCCAGATATTAAATCTATAAAACCTAAAGTTGATTTAACAAATCTTACAAAAGGTGATATTAAGAAGTTAATCAAACAAGGAAAAATTTAATTTGCATCCTAATATTAATTAATGTAATAAGTCTTCATGATTGAAGGAGACAGCATTGAATACGAAATCATACAAGAATCTTGTGCTACTTTAGGAGATAACTTATTAACGATTGAGATAGGTGTTAGAGAAGGTAAAGGTTCTGCTACAATATTAGATTCCTTAAAAAATAAAAAACATTGGCATATTGGTGTAGATCCATATGGAAATCTTAACTATGAACATTACGATAATGCAGGCTTAATTACCTGTGACTATACTAACTCAATGCGTTTAAATTTAATTAAAAGTATGAATTATGAAAATTTTACATTGTTATCAATGGGTGATGATGAATTCATGAAAAGATTTTCCGATGGTGTCCCCATTTACAGGGATAAAAAAGAATTAATTAATAAATATGATTTAGTTCATTTTGACGGACCTCATAAAACAATTGACGTAATGAAAGAAGTTATTTTTTTTGCTGAAAGATCTCATGCGGGAACAGTTTTTATATTTGATGATTATCCTAAATTTAATATGGATCTAATATTAAAAGTTATAGTAAATGAATTTGGTTTTATGTTACTAAAACAAGGTAAAAATAAAATATCACTTAAGAGAAATTAATGGACCTTGATACAATTTCTTTAGTTCAAAGAAAAGTAAAAAGAAATCTTCAACAACTCAAAGACCACGCTATATATGGTGTTGACACCATAGAGAAACTACAATATGTTAGGGGTCAAATCAGATCTCTAGAAGATCTGCTTCAGGATCTTAAAGACCTGCTGACAACAACGGAGTATGAAGATGAACAAGTCCACGGAGATACCGAAACGGACTGATGCTCTTCTGGAAGCCTACAAGGCCAAAGAAGAAATAGAAACAGTCCTTGATCCAAAAGCGATCGATAAATCAACATTAGATAGTTTACCAACACCAACTGGTTATCGAATTTTAGTTCTGCCTTATGCAGGACCTAAAAAAACCAAAGGCGGTTTATGGTTGTCTGATGCAA